AACATCTGTTCCGCTTGTTGTTCGGTCAGCTCTCCTCTCTCCACTTTCTTTCTGAAGATCATCGTCTGACCCATTGACGCATGTCCGTACCCCTTTGTTGTCGGTGTAGGCCACATTGATTCTTTCTCCGCCACAAATGTCCCTAGAGTGTGTGCTCTCGTTCCCTTTTGAATTGACGGAGGTACTGTGTATCCGTCTTTCCAATCCCTTGCTCTCGGTGTTGGGTACATCTTCACGCTGTCCGCTAAATTCAGACTGTGAGATGTCTTCCCGTCCTTGCTCAAGCGTCTGTTGTTCGCTGTCAACTCCGCTTCCGGGTGTTCTATCTCTTGTGTTGTCGGTGTTGGCCACATCTTGTTTACTACCGCCTCCATCAATTGACCTTGATTTCTGTCCCTCCCTCTTAGTTTCATGGTCGCTTCTACTGTTTGTGATACTGTTACTGGACTTGCGTTGGGTGTCGGCCAAAGATTGACTGCTCGATTCAAAGTTACTTGAACGTGTTTGCCTGTTTTCGGATTGTAGGCTCTCTCTCCCTGTTTTGCTGGAGTTCCCTCTTTTGTCACCAATGTTTTCATCATCGGCCCTGTTCCTGCCGTTTGATGGGTGGGTGTCGGCCATAAGGTCGAAGATGTCTGTTTGTACAAATTCATCGTCTGTTCGTCTACTTGCTCCCTCAAGTTCGCTGGTTTGGTTCTGCCCTTGCGTTGACCCTCCATTAACTTGGTTGTTCCCTCCTCTGAACGTGGTGGTAGATGATCCATCGTGTTCGGAGTAGCCCACAATCCAGCATCGCATTCGTCTATGTTTGGCATCGACGGCTGCAGCTGGAATAAGATATGGTATGGCTTTATACCCGATACTTTCCAAGTCAACGAGACTTCTTCTGAGACCCATTGGCATTGTAACAAAGCCTGACACATTTTCGCCAATGATCCATCTAGGCCGTATGTCTTCAATAACCCTAACCATTTCGTGCCAGAGATCTCTGTCATCTTCGCTGCCTCTTTGAGATCCTGCAACCGACCAGGGTTGGCAAGGGAAACCTCCAACAACGATGTCTGCTTCTTTGTATTCTTTTGCATTAAAACTCCTTATATCACTATATATTGGTACATCGTGCCAATGTTTACGCAAGACTTTTTGACAATAATCATCTTGTTCAACAAAAGCTATTGTCTCAAAGCCACCCACTATTTGTTCGGCGGCATAACTAAATCCACCTATACCACTAAATAAATCTACTATCTTCAACCTGTACACTCCCCACCATCTTGTTGGCAAAGATAAGCCTCATCATTAAATATCCAATCTTGTTGTGCATTAACAAATTTAGCAAACTCTTTCATACTTCTCTTACGTTCAAACCTTTTGTTAAGTCTTTGTTCGGCATCAATCCACCATTGAGCCAACTCAGGGTGATCTCTGACCATAGATGCAAGTTGTGATTCAGATTTAAGGAAACACAAATCACAATTACCTTTTATGGTTTTACCTTTAACAACTGGTAAGTTAAGTTTAAAAGATTGTTCGTTCCAAAACCTATCAACGTCAATTAAGCTGTGATTAGCTTCAACCATTGGATAATGAGGATAAAAACTATTTTGAAAACCATCTTTACATCTATGCTTCTCATCTGATCTTATACCCATTATGTTGTGCCATCTTTTCCAACCAAGGCTTCTTAAATATTTACTTATGGTGTCTCTTTTCAAACTCCCAGTACAAAATCTTGCTAATGGGTTAGGCAACATTTGATGTTTGTTTATTAATTTATCAAATGGTTCGCCTTTCTTACTGGCAGTTTCATAGTCTACAATTTTAAAAACATGTTTATTTTCGTCATTTAAATCATATTCTAACCAAACAATTTTTATTCCCCAGTTGAGCGAACAATCATTAATAAACTCAAGTGTCTGTGGCATCTCTCTACCAGTGTTCGCAAAACAAACCACTGCGTTATCTGGTAAACCATTGTTGTTATCAATGATTTGTTTCAACATAAAGCCACTAGTTCTGCCACCACTAAAGCTAATTACACAATTATTGTCTGGAAGTTTATACATTATCCCTCGCAGTAGTTGCTTCGTATTCACCTCTGCTCATATCGCCATCTATCGTGCCTAACCACTTGCGACCACCACTTGTACTGAAAGAATACTTGGCGATCCTACCCTCTTGTATAAGCTCTCTTACAAGACCATCAATCATACGTTGTGTGCAGTTGTTAAGCACGTTAGGTGCGTCTGTATCAGCAGACATACGTTGTAAGATAGCATCTGCACCTGACTGTTGTGTCATTGCTCTACCCTCTCTTTCACAATCTGCAATCCAGTTGAACAATGCAGTCTTTTTTATCTCTTTGTTAGATCCAGTATGTAATCTTGAAATATCATCACTTCTATCTAACAACAATCCACTAAACTCATCTCTTATAAAATGTCTAATATTTCTATTTGCTGGACCATTAGATTTTACTACTGCACCATCAAAGCATTTGTTTCTTTGATAATCTATGCCTAGATCTTGGCAACGTCTTCTACCAGTTGCTTCATCTACTTGCCATAGAGCAAAAGCACAACGAACACCATCAACCAATGCTGACGTACCTCTAATCATATTTCTTGCTTGTTCAGGTGTACTAACAACTGTGTCTTCTTTTATCTTTGTCATATGGTGACACATAATTACTGACGCACCAGTTTCTGTAGCTATCTGTGCAAGTAAGCCAGTTAATGCTGCACCCGCCGCTGGATCTGCATTAACATCTGCGTGTACAAAAGATGCTAATGGATCAAAGACTATAAGTTTTAAGTTCTTCATTTGTAGTATTTGTTCGTAAAGTTTATCAAATTCATCGCTTGTTCTATAGCCATCATGTGTTTCTTGTAATATAGGAAACACGCCACCAACATTAGGCAAACTTACAATCCTTAATTCATGCTCATAGCTTGATCTTTGATTGTTTATATCAAGCCTTTCTATTCTTCTGTGCATCTCTGCCTCATCATCTTCAGCAGTAAATATAATAGAATTACCAAACTCACTAATTGTGCCACCAAAAGATTCTGACATTGATAAGCCACTTGATACTTTCATAGCTAGGTCAAGTGTCATCATACCTTTACCAGCATCTCCTGCGGCAGAAAATATAATTGGCACAGCTAACGGAAGAGTGTTCGCTATCAAAAACTTCTGCACTGGTGCATCACCAACAAATCTATTTATTAATAAACTATCATCAAGAAGATTAATATTCTTTTTAACTTGCTTTACATTTGTGTTAAGAAACTCATTTATGTTGAATTGTTCGGCTACAGCGTCAACAACATCCCATCTTTCGGGCTTACCCCTTGGTGGTGTTAATGTAGTTACTGATTTAACACCAGCATTTAAAGCAAGTTCTTGCACAAGTTCTGCTAATTTACGACCAGCATTATCATTATCAGGCCATATTATAAGTTCTTTCTCATGCAGAGGTGAAAAGTCAAATAGATTTGCAGACTTCTTGGACAACATACCAGCACCACCCATTGTGCATGTGGCAGTATAACCAAGCTCATTTAGTGCATCTGCACACTTTTCGCCCTCTACCCATATTATTTTATCTGACGCAACTATGTTCGGTATGTTATAGAGTGGTCGAACATCTGGCATCTTTGGATAGTTACTGCCACCAGTGAACTGCCTAAACTCTTTTTTAGGCTTACCATGACTATCTAAAATAGGGTTGCCCTCATCATCCTTTGCGTTGTATCTGCGAACTAGACAAAGCAATTCACCTTGTGCATTAAGATACTTATGTTCGCTATCATAGGGTGTGTTTAGATTTATCTGTTGTATGTTAGGGTCAACAATAGAACTTATTTTTTCAACTGGTCTTGATGTGTCATCATCTAAGTAATCATCAAAAAATTCTTTAACTTCAGGCAACTTCATGTTTCTGCCCTCCATTAATATTTTAACAATACCTCCAACCCCATCTGCACCATTAAAATCTTGACCTTTCATAAAGTATGGTGATCTAGGGTTTATGTCTATTTTAAGAGATTTACCTGCTTCTCCACCAAGTGAGCCAATAGTAAATTGATCTCCTCTTACAACACCTTGTGGATAAGTATCTTTTAGTAAATCAATCTGAACATTTGCAGGAACTCTCTCACTAATTAGCTCAACTAATTCCTTTGCATCCATAGTTCTTTTACTGTTGCCAAACTTTATAATGTTCATTACCATTCCCCTTGATGGTGGCACTTTGCTACCTTCTGTGTCACCATCAACCATCTTCCCAACATGTGTCTGCAAACTGACAAAATTTACAGTCAAATACATCTCTGTTCTGTGCTATTCTAGGTAAGGTTTCATTTTGCTTTGATGCTCTTAATATATCAACTGCTCTATCACTGGCATATTGTGCTAACTCTTGATTGAACGGAACAAGCTCATAAAATATCTCGCTAGTGTTTTTGTTAATAACTGTAAACAAACAAGGATTATCTGTTAGCTCCATGTATGCTTGATATAACGCAACTTGCACTTCGTAAGTATGATTAGCTTTTATGCCTTTCATCTTGAAATCTCTAAACTTTTTCTCATTAGCAGACTTACATTCCCATAACATTGGATAACTAACACTCAAAGGACCAGAACAAATCACACCATCTATGTGTCCTTTGATCTCATCATCTGCTATTGAAAAACCAAATTGTTCGCCATTACTATCCATAGTTCTTATGTCAAATCCTGCATTTCTAATCCAACCAGCCATACTTGTTTCTAGCTCATGTCCTAATTGAAACACCCTTAAAGTCCTAGCATTAAACTTTTTTTCTTCATCAGGTTCGCAACCAGTATAAATATACTGTATTTTTCTTGCACACCTATCTCCTAACATTGATGCACCTAAATATTTACGTCTAGGCTCTTTTCTATTTTTGTCTACAATAGTTTCATCAATAACTTCTTCAAAAAGGTATTTCGTCTTCATCGATTGTGTCGTCTTGTTTTTCGTAGACATATTCAAGAAGTAGTTTGTCGAGTCTGTCTTTTGTATATTGTTCATCTGAATCTATCCTTTTTGAAAATTGCATAATCAATATTGTTGCGACTATCTCATCTTCAGTTAGTTCGCTTAACTTTTTATCCCAACCAATTCTTGTAAATAATTGAGTTAAATTTTTTAGTGAATCGTCTCCGATTGTGGGTTTATCCATCTACCTTCTCCTTCTTTGTACAGAGCACCCTCTGCCATTGTTACGCCTTCAAACTTAGCAATGAAGACTATACTTAAAACGTAATCTTTATTTTTGTGCATCACATTGACTAACGCATCTTGCATCTTACCTGCAGTAACGTCTGGATGATCATCAAAACTAAACTGAACAAACATCTTGCCATCTTTAAAGTTTTCAATACCAACTTTGTTTTCCTCTTGGATAGTATATTCAATTACCATTCTTGCCATCTTTTGCCTCCAAAGCTAATGCAGCATATCCAATAATATCAATCATGTTGTCATCGACTTTTGGATTCTGACTGTTTCTAATTTGTTTAATACCAATCATAGCCCTATAAACATCATGTATGTCTAAAGGCTCTTTTAATTTTTTTCTCAATAATATATTCCACATTTGAGCTATATAAGTATGTGTCTCTGTGGCATCTCCATGAGATTTAGCTCTTGGTCCATTAATAATTAAGTCTACTTTTTTCAACGCTTCACTACGCTGCATTATCATCTCCTTCGTAATAGGTTAAAATTTTTGCATCAATTTCTTTTTTATTCCACAAATAATTTAACCAGCAGGCTGCTTTATATTTATTCCAACTAAAATCCATAGGTCTAACAAACTGACCTAATTGTGCTAATGCGTCTCTTTGCTTTACACTCACACCTTGATTTAACCATCTTTTACCTTTCTTTGAACCATCACCATCTTCTATGCCTCTTAGGAAGTCATCAGCAGACGCAACTGCTTGTTCCTTAGTTCCAACACTAACAACCCTCAAACGCCCTTTATTACGCTTTACAAGAGCTACAGATAGGTCATCTAAATGTGCAACTAAACTAAATCCATTAAAACCACTTGCCATCATACATCTATTATTCTCAAACAAGTCAAGCCATCTAAATGGTGATCTGTCAATAAGATCAACTTCTGTCATGGTAAAGTTATCAAGAACTTCTTTATCTTGAGTGCCAAACTCATGTCCACAGATAGGACATTCTCTTGATGACAATGGGATTTCAGATTGACACTCTGGACAGTTTTTAAGTGGTGTTGCTCCATTTACGTTTGCTTGAGCACCATCAAGGTCAACGCCCTCATCAAGTGACCCATGTGTCAAAACACTGGTGCCAAAATCCAAGACGATACAATCTTTCTTAATTACTCCAGGATATTCTTCTTGACTGATTGTTCGCAGACCACGACCAATCATCTGCACCATCGTTGATTTATATGAACATGGTCTTGTAAGAACAATACAGCTAATTGGTGGTGCATCAAAGCCTTCTGTTAATACAGCAACATTGACCACGACCTGCACATCACCATGTTCTAAATCATATAATATTTCTTTACGTTGTTCGCTTGGTGTATCACCAGTTACAATTTCTGCTCTGATACCTTTTTTTCTAAACTCATCGCAAACATCTTGTGCATGAGTAATTGTGCTGCAAAAAACAACTGTCTTTCTTTCATTAGACTTATCTTGCCATTCTTGAACAATCTTCTCATTAATGGCACGTTTGTTCATAATCTTTTCAACTTCTGACATATCAAAATCAGTTACTGTCTTGCGAACATTTTGTAAGTCTTTCTGCACACCCACATCAACAACGTATGTTTTAGGTGGCACTAAAAAACCTTCTCTGATTAATGTGTTAATCTCAATTTGATGTGAGCAGTTGGTAAATACTTTTTTAAGACCTTTTCTGTCTCCACGATTAGGTGTTGCAGTAAAGCCAACGATCTCTACTGATTCATTTGCTTGTTTAACTTTGTCAATGATACGCATATATGTATCTGCTACTGCATGATGACTTTCATCAACCACAACTAAGTCAAAGTGATTGATGTTATTTAAATTGTTTTCTCTTGATAATGTTTGCACCATGCTAAATATTGTGTTGCCAGACCAGTCTTTTTCTGACCCATCAACGATGCTAGTTGTAATGTTTGGATTAACCTTAGAGAACTTAGTTCTATTCTGTCTTACTAACTCATCTCTATGTTGCAGAATAAGAACCTTGTTACCTACCTTGTATCTCTTGCCAACTAATGCAGATAACATAATTGTTTTGCCTGCACCAGTCGGTGCAACCACAATTGTATTCTTGTGTTTGTCTAAAGCAGTTGAAGCATCGTCTACTGCTACTTCTTGGTATGGTCTTAAAATCATGTTTGTTTCCTAGTTAAATGGGTAGCTTTGCGGCATCGGTGCTACCCAAACCGACTCTAGCAGACGAGAAAGCAGTCCTGCCGCTAGAAACCTAGAAACCTACTTCTTTGCCCAAGGTGGTAACGGACTGTTACCATTAGGTTGTTGAGGTTGTGTATTATTAGTCTGAGGTGCTTGTGCAGAACCAATGTACTCATTGCTATTAACAGCAAGAGCAACCATCATTTTATTCTTATCTGCGTAGCCATTAGTGCCTTTTTCAACGGCTACCTTGACACAAAACTCTGCACCATCAAGCACGTTTAAGTCATTGACCTTTCTCTTCATGGCTGCCTCTGGTGAGGTGTCATTTGGATCAAGACCAAAAGTGCTATTAATAATATCTCTAAAAGTTCTGATGCCAATTTCTTTACACCAAGGCATACCGCTTTCAGGATTAATCTTGCCACCATCAACCATGATATTCTGCCAAAACTTACGTTTATCATACTTGCCACCAACAACAGTGAACTCACACTCAAGCCACTTAGTACCAGTTTGACCTTGCTTAAACATAGGTTGTGTTGAATAATCAGGGATAACTTCAGGACCCCTTTTCATAGTTAAAATAACACGAGCTACAGTGCCAGCAGGAATTAACTCAAAATCTCCTCCACCGCCACCACCAGTTGGGACTTCATTAAAATCAATCATTTAGTATCTCCTTTTTCGCTAGATTTGATTGCATTAGGGTCAACGAAGTTTAAATCCCTTTCTTCATTTGACCTACCACTAATTTTTGCCAATAGCTTACCAAGATGTGGTTCCTCAATTACTTCTAATTGACCAGATCTATCTTTTGCTGGATAACCCCATTGGTTAAGTGTTTGACATACAAAAGCCCTATAAGGACCATGTTCCTCACTTGGCATTACTGCCATAGTAATTACCTCATCAACAATGCCAGGTAACTCACGACCAGTTTTAGAACCTTCAATCTGTAACTCATACAGAGTTCTACCATAGTCATCAACCTTTTCATCT